TCATCATCAAGAACCTTCGCACCTACAATGGTGCGCCCAGCGTCCTTCTTCCAGAAGGGGATAGCAGCCTGTGTTCTGATAGTGCGAACCTCAAGTTCGCCAACATCTGAGATGTTCTTACGTTGTTTATGTAAATCGTTAGGATACCAAGGCATATTCCACGATAGGTTATAGTGGCGAGCAACTGCCCACTCTGCCACATTAGCCCTGATGTTTGCGTTTATCTCTGGCTCTAACTTACCGAACCTTTTGCCAGCAGCGTAGTTAGGTCTATCTTCAGAGCCGAACTTGACGAGCCAACGTTCAACAGCAATGAGAGCGCAGACTCTCACTTCTGCTTGGGAAAGTTGAACGATTATTGCCAAGGGGAAGACCCTCCCATTTTCTCTTGAACTTTACGAAGGGACTGCGTTATCTTTCTATCGACAGTAGAGACAGCGCACTCTAGGTACTGAGCCATCACCTGTAAGGTTTGATTCTCGTGGTATCTCAGGGTGAGTATCTCTTGGTCTGTCTTCTCTAACTTCTCAAAGGCTTGCTTGATGTCCACCAACATAGCAAGAAGGTTGCCACCTTCAGCAGGTGCGCTTGGCTTTCTGGGTGTGCCATCGTTGATAAGGATTTGACTCTGCTCAAGGGCAGAGTTATTGACGTGAGCCTTGATAACAAAGGGTAGTAACTGTGAGATGGTAACTGTGTCATAGTAAGCCTCATCGCCTACCTGATAGCCAGACTTCTTAGCCTTCTCTTTACGAGCATAACGCTCTGCGTGCCTACGCATCTGCCAAGCAATACGCTTCTCGTTGATAGTGCGCTTGATAGAATCTTCTTCATTGAGTAACTCTGCGTAGTGTGCTGCTCTACCCATAGCCCACGAGTAACACTCTTGAACTACATCATCTCGTTCTACCCATTGGCGATAGCGACGATAGATACTACCCGCTACGCTAGGAACTAAATCATAGAAGACAGGATGAAGGTTATTCATTGGCTTGTTTATTCATCTCCTCGATATACCTATCGGCTTTCTCCTTCTTCGCCTGCGCTATCTGCTTACGACGAAGGGCTGCCTTGTACCACGAATACTTATCAGTCATTAGGTAACTCAGGCCAAGTCTTATCGAGTACCATCATTGCAATGGCAGAGTAGTTCAATAAATCTAAGAAGGAATCTCTGAGTGACTCGTTACTGGGAGCGACGTTAGAATCAATGAGGTTATTGATGCGAGCCACCTTGTCCCACATTCGCACTCTAAGTCCGTTGAGTGCGCCACCTGGAGAGTGAGCGATGTTCTTCGGGCCGTAATCGTGATGCTTGCTGATGAGCAGATTTCCTGCTGTGTCAAGGATTGACCAGACATCTTGAATGAACTCGTCGTTTATTTTCTTGCGGGCATCGGCTGACAAGTTATTGTCCCAGCCTTGTAGTCTATCGAAAGTATTATCATCCCCATATCCGTCAATAATCTGGCTGCCTCGTGCAACTCTCTCTTGCTCATTCATCGTGCTCCTCCTACTAGGTTGGATGTTTTCTCGGAACCATACTCCAGGTAGTAGTCCGTTATGTCCATACCTGGTGGTAATTGTACTATTTGTGAGTTCACTACCTCACTTGCGACACGCTTACTAAACTCTGCTCCTGGGTTGGAACCATCTTCTTTCACGTCGTTATCTCCAACGACATAGACAGTATCAAAGCCAGTAAATAACTTGCTGTAAAAGGGCTTCCACGCAGCCACTCCTGGCACTCCTACTGCAGCAATACCTAAGATGCCTGACATAATGATGGTATCTAACTCACCCTCACAGACAACTATCTTCTGTGTATCTGCCAAGATATCTGAGACGTTATACAGGTGTAACTTCTGACCAGTAGGCTGCCCATACTTAGGCTTGCCATCATCTAGCCTTCTAAACTTGACGCTAGTACAGACACCCATCGCTGTGATGTATGGAATGGATATCCAATTCTCAAACTGTTCGTGACCTACTGCTGGCTGTGTCACAGTTCCTAATGAGAACTGTTCTGCCACATCCTTAGATATTCCACGTCCTTCGAGATAGCCTACTGCTTCCTCGTTTAGAGCCTGACTGTATCGAGTTACCACTTCCAGTAACGATTTCTGTTGCTCGCTCTGCTGCATCCTTGAACCCTAACCCTTCTTTCTCCATCACCACGTCAATAGACGTGCCTCCCTTGCCACAGGTATGACAGTAGTACAGGTTGTCATACGTGTTTATTACTGCACTGCGCCTAGAGTCATCGTGCATACAGCACTTGACGCTGGCGCTCTTGCCCTCTTTTACTTCGCCTCCATAATGTGCAACGATAACTGCTACGGAGATTGAGTTTGCATCGGCCTTGGTCTTTCGCCTGCCTTTATGAACCACCCTGGACCAGTCTTGTGCTGGCATCCGCAATCTCCTATACAGTTCTTATGAAAGTTCTCTGCAAAAACATACTTCCCATTAGAGTTGTATGAAGCAGCAATCTTACATTCGCTGCAAATCATTCTTCTTTCTCTTCTTCCTTCTGCTCTACCTCAGTTGGTTCCTCTGGTAGTTCTACATCTACTGGTTGTGGCTTATTGATTTCACTGCTGGTGATATCACCCTGTGGTACTGGCATTGTTTGTCCTTTCATTTACCCATTGGTCTAAGTCTTGGATTACCCAAGCCTTCTCAACGCCGTGATTACGACGCTTTACTATAACGAAAGCCAGAGGAGAAGCAACAAGTCCTCTAGCCTTCGCATAGTTCTTTGCTTCTACCTGTGCTTCGTCCCAGAAGGCAGGTAAATCTATCTTCTTGCGATTCTTACATTCCAAAATATAGGTCTGACCTGCGATTATGGTAACGATATCGCCTTCGTCATTACTGCCAGCCTTGGCAAGTCTCTCTGCGAAGTGGCCTAGGCTACGCAACCATTTCATAATATCAGTCTCAAACTTGGAACCCTTAGCCTTATTGTAACTAGACAAGTTTCTCTACCGCCTCTTGGATTCCCTGCTCTAGTGTAATGGTAGGTGTATAGAATGAAAGCATCTTAGAGTTCTCACTTACTCTGTGCATACATCCCACAGGTTTGTCTGGTCTAGTAAGGATATCTCCTTCGTAACCCACAGCATCCATTGCCATCTGTGCTAACTCTAGGAATGAGGTTGACCTACCAGTGCCTAGATTGATAGGACCAATAGGCGCTGATTCCAGCGCAGCCATTACAGCACCAACAATATCTTTGATATGAATAAAGTCTCTGGTCTGTGTGCCTGGACCCCAGACTTCAAATGGATTATCCTTACGTAGCGCTCTCTTGATATACATTGGGAATGGGTATGTGTCATCTTGATTCCAGGCATATCCACTAAATGGTCTGAAGATGTACACATTATCTACAAATGATGATAGATATTCACCAACTAACTTACTCATTCCGTAAGTCATATCAGGCATATGTAGATGTTCCCAACAGGACATACCTTCAGATAACTTGACGTGACGCTCTGCTGTCTGCATTGATACAGGATAGGCAGCACTGCTTGAGAAGTAAACTACCTTCTTAGGTTTAGTCTTGAGACACCATTGGAAGAACTCAGAGTCAATACTGAAGTTATCTGCAACCGCAAGTGGGCGACCCTCGATGGATTCACGCCCACCTACGACGGCTGCAAGGTGGATAACTAAATCAAACTGTCTATCATCTTCCTTGAAGAAGTCTCTGCAGTCATCACCATTCTTGATATCTATGCTTGTTAGTTGCCAGTTATCTTTGTGCAACAAATCCCAGAAGTATCCACCGACAAAGCCTCTATGTCCTGTGATAAGTGCTCTCTTCACTTGTTCACCGACTCTAGGAATCTAATGGCATCCTCTTTGATTTCGTGTGTGCAGTATTCCCTGAATACTTCAGCATCGTGGTTGCCTACCTCTGATGAGTTGACCTCTTCATACTGAGCATCTACCTTAGACTTGCCAGCCATATAGTGCATATGTTCTACGATGGCATCAGGCACATAGGTCAGGCTGTTCGTTACCAAGCCAAAGAGTTTCCAGAAGTTATCCATATACAAGTGGATAAGTCTGCGTGGAGCAAAGAAGCCAAGGCTCTTGCTGATATTAGTAGACATCATCACCATAGTAGGCAGGTTCTCACCTTGGAATAGGTCATTACCATAGGAGATTCCATAGCCTCGCTCCTTGATGGGAGCGTAGAGCATCTCATCCCAACCTTCGGTTCTAACGATATGGTCATCGCCCATAAAACTAATCGTCTCGTACTTATCTTGATACTTCTTGACCAATAGGTTCAAGGTTCCATTCATACGCAGTCGTGGGTTGACTTCTCTGATAACACCCTCTATCTCTGGGTAGTTATCTGCATCATCCTCATCTAGCCCGATGAGTAAATCTGATATCTTGCTGTTCTGCTTTAGCGCATCAAAGGCCAACTGCGCTTTATCTGGTCTGCCTCTAGCTGGGATAATTACTAGGTTGGTATTCATTAGTACCTCACTAACGGGTTGTTACGTCTGACCATTCGGCCTATATCATCACAGTCTTCAATGCGACATACTGCATAGTCTACAAACAGCGATACATATTCTCCAGCATTGGCATACATTGGACCAAAGCGATTCTTGACTGGAGCAACGCGAAGCGTTCCTTCTGATGGGCTATAACCTAAAGTCAAGATCAGACTAGGCAGTTGCGAGACCTTCCCGTGAATGGCTCTGCGCTGTGGTGGAGTAGTGGTATCTCCATACTCACCCTGCTCAGATACGTGGTGCAATACCATCACACAGGCTTCAGTCTTACGGGCCATATCGTGTAGCTCCATCATAATCTGACGAAGGCCTGCCCATTCATTGTCGTGTTCGGCAACCACATTCATCAGGTTGTCTATCACTATCAGCTCTGGAGTAACTCCATAGAGTTCTACATAGGCTTTTACTTCTAGTTCAATATCATCTAACGATGGTGACGAATCAAAGCACCATTGGATATGTGACATATTGCCAAGGTACTGATCGTAATATCGTGGGTTGTTCTGTAGGTTAGTCTCGACGCTGACCTGTCCGTGACCTGACAGCGCCGAGGCAACCCTTATCATTACCGTTGCAGTATCTGTATCTGCAGAAAAGAACAGTGTTGGAACTTTAGCCCTGATGGCGTAAATCAAAGCAAACATAGATTTACCAGCGTTAGGTGCAGCGG